GGGTAACTCCTAATAAAATATCTCTTATTGTACCTCCACCAATTGCTGTAACAAAGCTTATTATCAGTGCCCCAAAAAAATCGAGCTTTTTTTCTGTTGCAGTTAAATAACCATTAATGGAAAAAACTATAATTCCAAATATATCTAAGAATATTAATAAACTCATATTTTACATTTTTCAGTATTATACATTTTTCACCCATTTATATAATAGTCTACCAGAATCATATATTCTAAATATTTTGCGTTCTAACATTATTTCATGTTCCGATTTTAATGGATCGAATCCTTGTTCAATCAATATAGATTTTTTATGCAGATTTTTATTTTCCCTCTTTTTGTTGACAATATAATAAAATTTTGGATCAAGTTTTTTCACATAATTAAATCCAAGAGAATTGTAAATAATTGAGGTTTTCGGAATTGATCTATCTGAATATGTTATAATTTCTGTCGGGTCATATTTATTTATAAAAAAAATTAATAATTTGTTTGATATATCTATTATATTAAAATCTGATATATTACAAATCTGTAATAACTCATATTTATTATTTATTTTACGAAATGTTATTAAAGCAATTAATTGTTCATTATTAAAAAATCCAATTTTTATTTTAGATTTAATGTAACCATCGATGTGATTTTTTGTTAAAAATGTTTTTATTAATATATTGTTTGATATTTCTCTAATATCATAATCTATATTTAATGATTTATATATTTTTTTATTTAAATTATCCAATAATATATTTTTAACTATATCTTGTTTATCTCTCCAATCATCTTCATAAATATGAATTAATTGAATACCTTTTGCTTCACATAATTCTGTTTTATTGTAATGGTATTTGTTATCTTTGGTTATCTCATTGTGCCAATATAAACCATTGTATTCTATTGCTAATTTTAGTTCTGGTAAAAATATATCCAATTCGTATGGTTTAATAATATTTCTAGCAGATAATAATATATCACCATCATAATTTTCTTTAATAAAATTATAAATGTTTATTTCATCGCCAGATTTGGTTAGATAATCGTTGCATATTGTACATAATGGAATACCGTATGTTCGCCTATTCTTCATTGTATTATATTCTATATCAAATATATGATCTTTACCACAATCACAGAGAAAACGATAAATATTATTATCATAATCTATATCTACTATGTTATATTTTTTTAATTCTAGTAATCTATTAATTTTTCTTGTGTCGTTTGATTTCTTTTTAATTTTTTTGTTTTTATTAGGATTATCTGCTCCATATTTTTTTAAACATGTCATTTTTGTTTTATCTAAAAAATCTTGTGTTTTTGTATAACTAGTAAATCCATATTTTTCAAATGATGTTTGTTTAGCTTTTTCAGAATTGTTATATTTTTCTACTCCATATTTTTCTAAATTTGTTTTCGTGGTCTTAGTTTTAAACTCCGATGTCAATATATAATATTCGGTTCCATATTTTTCTAAACAAGTTTGTTTAGATTCGGATTTAAATTTAGATGATTCCATATAAGAATCTACTCCGTATTTTTCTAAACATGTATTTTTTATTTTTTCTCTAATATTACTATTTTTGTTTGGATTATCTACTCCGTATTTTTTTATACAAGTTTCTTTATATTTATCTTTGTGCTCTTTTGTTTGTTGATAATATTCGACTCCATATTTTTCTAAACATGTATCCTTAACTTTGTTGTTATGTTCATCACACTGAGATATATATTCTACTCCATATTTCTCTAAATTTGTATTTATCCTCTTTATATTTGCACATTTTCTAGAACAAGAATAAATGTTATATTTTTCTATATTTTGTAGATATCTAACATATGTTATTTTTCGTTCTTTATTACAAATATCACAAATTACATCAACTACAACTACACTATATCTAGTTAACTCAGACACTTTTATATTAATATTATCTCGGACTTTTATATTATCATACCCTAATGATTTATAATGTTTAATATTGCTAGAATTTATAGTAACATTTACTCTTTCAGTTATTATCATATTATTTTTATTTTTATTTGTATATATAAATAATTAAAATATGATAAACTAATTTATATTACATTATTAATGATTGTAATCTAAAATATGGAGTTTAAAACTCTTAATCTTTTATTTATCGTAGGTAATCCAATAGGTTCAAGAAATCTATTGATAATAGATAACATAGTTCGTTCAAATTGTTCATCATAATCTATTTTAAGATTCTCTTTTTCTACGATTTCTATCGGGTGTAAACCTCTCATATATGCAAACACATCATTTTTTGGATGATTACAGTAATAATATTTAATTCTACCTCCTCTAATATTATCATATTTTGTTTTATAAGTGGAATTTTTATTTAAAAGATAATTATGTAACGCTGATGCCTTTATTCCGAAATGTGCTCCTTTAACACACACAACATCTGTAACATCATCAATACATTTTATTGAATAATTTGTACAACTAGTTGTCATACTAACATCTTCTATATCTGCCATTATAAATTGCTTCTTTAGATCTTTAACCAAATGTAAAACTTTTCTAATTTCGATATTATTAGGATTTGAAAATATATATCGTAAAAATTCGTAAATATTCTCTCTAACAAATGGTGGTGTTGATGATTTTACAATTTCTACACCTTTTGGGTAGAAATATGATAAATTATCATAAAAAATACCATCTTCCCAAGCTACATTATTTATGTAATTCTTCTTTTTTATATGTAATGCTGATCTATTTACAGTTTCTAATTCAAATACGTGGAGATTATCAACACCAAACATATTTGCATATTCTACTAACCAACTATTATATAATTTTGCTACAAATACTCTATCAACATGCAATATCCAATGTAATTCGTCTCCTTTGAATCCTGTGGATTCAATCATAGGCGAAAATGTTACATATAATGAATCAGTATCTCCATAAATAATTATTGGGGTTTCTTTTGGTATTTGTTTAACATCTGAAAAATCGCAAATATCTCTACGATAAAGAATAATATAACCATTTAAATTTTGTTGTGATTCTTCTATTAACGAACTTTTAGATATATTTAATTTTTCTAATAATGTATCTAATGTATCATATTGATAATGTATATTATATCCATTTCTGTTTAATAAAAAATATTTATTGTCCTTTTTACCAATATATTCAATTCCAAGTAGATCATGTGTTTTTTTATCCAAATGCCACTCATTATAAAAATATTTTTCAATTTTCTTTAACATGAAATTAATAACATCCCGACCTTGTGCAGTGATGGCATTAGCAATATGAGAATTGGACAATACAAATTTTGGGTGAGCAAATGCGCCATACGTCCCATTAATTACTAATTTTAAAGCTAATTGCATAGCTTTAGCTCTATCATAATCAGCTTTTGTCTCTTCTATTTTTTGTTTTAATTCAATTATTTTTTGTCTTTTTTCCTCAGCAGTCATTTTTACTTTTTTATTTTTAATATTTAGACTGTTTTTTCAATTTTGTTTAAAATAAATTTAAGATTCCCAGAATTGAACACTCTAAGATAACCTAAATCGTTCATTATTTCGAATTCCGTTTTATTTTTATCGTAACCCAATTTCACCAAAACATCTTTTCTATAATTAAACCTATTATATTTTATACAATTAAAATCATAATAATTATAATTTGGTTGTGTTTTTCCTAAAAAATAAAATCCAAGATTTTGATATAATTTACCTTGACTATATGATCTATCGGCATAAGTTATAACTTGTTTTGGATTATAATTTAATATGAAGTATTTAAATAGTTTTGACGCACCACCAACAATATTATAATTTAACTTATTACAAAATCGTAATAATTCAAAATTATTATTTTTTGATTTTAATCCAAGATTTTTTCTATTTTTACCAAAAGTCATCAAACTAACCAATTCATTTTCATAAAATAATCCTATTTTAATTTTTGATCCAACAAAACCTTGTATGTGATTTGTTTCTATAAACGATTTAACTAGTTTATTATCAAAAATCTCTTTAATTTCAGTTTTTCGTGCAAATATTTTATTTTCAGTTTTATTTAATTTATTTAAGATCATAGATTTAACTATATCTTGTTTATAAATCCATTCATCCTCATATATATGAATTAATTGTATTCCTTGTTGTTCACATATATCTGTTTTATTTAAATGATAATTCTTATGTTTATATAGATCACTGTGCCAATATATTCCATTAAATTCAAATCCCAAATTAAGATCTGGTAAATAAATATCAATTTCTGATATTATAGATTTATCATTTTCTAATACTATTCCATTATAGTTATCTTTAATAAAATTTAAAATTTGTAATTCTTTACCAGATTGTTTTTGGTTTATAATTGGATTGCAAATAGTACATAATATATTATGTTGAATTTCTTTTCTTTGGTATAAATTTTTAGAATTTATATTAAAATAATGGTCTTGATTTTGATCACATTTTATATCTATTGTTCTATCATCTTTTAGTTTAAAATCTACAATATTATATTTAGATAATTTTCCGATTGCATCATGTTCCCACCTTTTATATGTTTTATTGTAAAAATCAGTTGTTTTATTATAGTGTGTGACACCATATTTTTCAAATATTGTTTTTTTACTTTTTTCGATTATTTCTTTTGATGATAATATCTCAGTAACTCCATATCTTTCAAATATAGTTTTATTTATTTTTTCTTTTGTTTTTTTAACTCCATACTTTTCCATATTACTTTTTGATGTTTTATCTTTACATTCTTTGGTTTTAGCATAATTATCAACACCAAATAATTCCATATTTGTTTGTGTTCTTTTTTTATTTGCGCATTTTTTGCAACCATAATAACCCTGTCTATTAATATTTTCAATATATTTATGATATCTTATTTTTTGTTCTGCACCACAATCACAAACTGCTGTTACACTATAATGTGAATTTTTAGATAAATCCGAAATATTTATTTCAGCACAATCTCCATTTTTTATATCATAACCTAAATTTTTATAATATGTAATATTTCTACTAGTTATATTCATTAATATAGATTTTTCTTTTAAATGTCCCATATATACGATTTCTTATTTTTTAATATATATTAAAAAACTAACGTTGATTTTTAAATAATTTAAAAAAAATTAAAAAAAATGTTTTTGAACTTGTATATTTAATATATAGTGTGTATATTTACAAAAAAATAAAAATGATTATGAAATTAGAAAATGCAGAATACGAATTACTTTATAAAAAATTAGAGTATTCGTTTAAAAAATCAGGAAATCCTTTGGTTGATAAAATTGCAACTAAAGCAAATTTAACTGAAGATGATATTAAATTATTATTGAGAAAATTGGAATATCGATTCAGGACGAGTTCAAGTGAGTTAATTTTAAAATTAGCTAAAGCTGCAAAAATTGAAGATTATTCACCTGTGAAATATTCAAGTTTAGATGCTAAAAAGAAACGGGAAGAAGAAAAGAAATTAAAACATTTGGAGTCTTTTTCGGAAAACACAAATAAAAAAGAGGATTAAATCCTCTTTTTTTACATGAACTACCAAATAAAAAAGAGGATTAAATCCTCTTTTTTTGTTGGTTATTATATAATTTGTGTTAATATCGCATCGGGATATTTTTTTTCCAATAAAAACAGAAATAAACTTATTGGTGTATTTTTTATCTCCAATGTTTCAATATTCTGATAAGATATTTTATTTCTATCAGTAGTGATTTTATATAATATTGTTTCTGTTAAATCAGAATTAACTTTCTTTAGGTAACATGGTTTATATAATTGTTCTACAATTTGGTTTTTACTCATTTCTTTAATTTTCATAATAATAATTTATTTTTGTGGTGTTTAAATTTGGTCGCATTATACCTCCTAATACTTTTTCCCAAATAATCAAATCAGTAGATTTGTATATAAGTCCAACTTGTAGTCTTGGATCAGTAGATACAATATTTAATATTAAATGATATTCGGAACCTAATTTAACAAAATTAAAATTTGTTAATGATGTCACAAATAGTGGATTATTAATTGCTTGTAATAATTCTTGTGTATCGTCAGAACTAAATATCATCTGGGTGTAATCATAATTATTATAATCATATATAGATAATCCATCTTCACTAACTCTTATAAGGTAATTTTCTGTTTCTGATTCTAAAATTATAGGTAAATCAGGATTACCTTCAGTTTGCTGCTGTTCTATGTTTACTGATTCACCAGAAGGAAATGTAATATGTGCGATAAGTGACGATTCAGTAATTTCGAATATCGCACCATATTCTGTTCCATTGCTACTTATATTTTTTAATAATGTGAACACTTGTCCAAATGGTTCTGGAGTATATGTTTCAGTTTCAATATCATATACCCCTATAATTATATACGATACTTTAAATGCTATTTTAGTTTCTGATATTTTATATAAACCAACACCTCCAGATATATGGTTTACCAACTTTGCTGAATTTAATACAGGAGGATTAAATATCACATGATTATATGGCTCTGTAATACTTATCAATATATCACCTGTTGTTGAATTTATAAAATCTATTTGTCTTAAATCATTATTTGCATATGCTAATATTGTACCATTAGATAATAATGCTGCACAATATAACATATCCTGAAATATTGGTGCATAGTATCTACTCTGTGTATAAATTTCAAATCCTGATATTTCATTCATATTTAGATCGAGTAGTTGTTCAAATCCCACGTCACCACCATTTTCGAATAAAACTATAGTATCATTTAATATGTTTGGGGGCGTGATACCTGAATATATCATATTAAACGTTTCTGTGTCGTTAGAATATAAATATACTTTAAAATCGTGATCTAAATTATCTGGATATGCCACATATAAATTTTTAGAATATGTTGATATTGTAGGTAAATAATATCCATTTGGTGAAAAAATTGGATTTTCTAATTGTGATTGTTTAGCATAATGAGGTTTTTCGATATATGTTGTGAATTTTCTATCAAAATTTGAATTGTATAAATATAGTCCAGAGTATATAAAATCATCATATTCATCATTTACAGTAGAAACCGCATACGTTGATTGGTTCGATTTAAAGATATACATACACGAACCGATATCAATGTGTGTTGCTGATATTAATATACCATCAGCACCGATTCTTAATATATCAGAAGTCGTATCCGATGTTGGTGTTACTAACACTAATCCATCATTCTCTATTATTAATGGTACATATGAATCAATATAAAAATAATATAAATTATCATATGTGTCTATTATCTGAGCAATATTACTATTGAATGTCTCGTCCGTAGTACCATCAGAATTTATTTTATAAATATTATTATTACGATCGCTTACAAAAAAACTACCATTAGATAATTTTTCATGACTATAAAAACATCTTACTACATTTATACCAATAGATGTAAAATTAGATTTGAAATTTGTATCTTCAGTACCATCAGAATTCAATTTTACAATTTCATAGATATAATCTTCGACAAAATATTCATAAGCGCATATTATATTATCATCGCTTGTTGTGATGATGCAGTTTGGATATATACTTGTATAACCAGTTACATTGCCAGTTAAAATATAATTATTAAATGTTGTATCTTCAGTACCATCAAGATTAAATCTGATAACAGTCGAATCGTATGTGGTCTGATCCATTAAAATAGCTACAACTTTATCTGTTGATTGAGTCACAAATCCCCCAGATATCTGAGTATTACCACTATATGTTATAGTTTTGAATGTTTGATCGATATTTCCATCGATATCTAATTTATTTAAAATATTATAACCACCAATTTCATCATAATGACATAATATGATACTATTATCAGATAGAATTTGAATATGATTTGACATTAGATAATTTGTGTTGTTAAATGTATCATCTAATGTCAAATCCGATGATAATCGAAATAATCTCATACCGTCATAATCAATTCCAACAAATTTATTATTCTGGGGTAATAAAAAATATGGTTCTAAGGTTAAATCTAAATTGCTATATGTATTATATGTTGGATAAAACTTATTAATGTTATTTATTATCGCTATTTTGTTTTCATTTTCAGTATAAGTTGTGATATAATGTGTATCACCTTCTTCTAATTCTCCAATAATCGTATCTGCGACGATCACAGGTTTAGTTTCACCAGATAGCCATATTATTTTTTCTATTGAGCTACCAGACAATGTATTCAATTGACTTATTGCGGAATTTGCCCCACTGACTACAAGATTAAATTCTTGTGCAGATAATTGATCTCCGTCATTTTTACTTGGTACATTTATTAAATCTATCATTTTTATATTTTATTTTTATTTTTTTCTTACTCCAGCTTGGTAGTATCTGTGTCCATTATAATCAATATATTCATCATTACTTAAACCATTTACTATATATTCATTTACGATTCCAGTAGAATATTCTACGTTTTCACCTTTCCAAGCTGAAATATTCATCAATGATGCAACATTGTCGATACGACATGCAAATCCATCATAATCTCCACCAGCAAAACATAATCCTATTATTTTTTTGGTTCCATTAATATCTGCGATTAATGCAGAACCTGAATCTCCACTATATATTGGATGTGTACATATTGAAAATGGTCTTGTTGTTCCACTTGTAGCGACAAAATGAATAAGGTCTGTAAAATTTACTGTTGTCTCGGCTCCTTGTTTATTATATGCTATTGTGATTGTATCACCAATAGATGACATTCTAAGTTTTGTTATACCTTCGCCTTTTCCTCCTGTTGTTCTACCAGCACTATATAGTAGTGGGTCTAATGTTAATAAATCGTTCAATTCTTGAGTAGTCGCAAAATCTAATCCTGTTCCAATTATACTATCACTTAAATTTTCTTGTTTATATGATATTCCAGTGTTTATGTATCCCGATCTAATTGTGGTTAATGCCGCATCAACCGTATTATAATTTGTTGATCGTAAAGGGGCATATCTTTTAACTATTCCAATTGGTTTATCATCGTTTAAAAATTCGTGAGGTTGAGTTATTCGTTCATTTTCAATAGAAGATAATTCACCTAATATATTCTGTTCAGATGCAATAAATGCATCTTTTATTAAGACGTGATTGTTTGATACACCAACTAACGTATTTGTATCATTATCTATTGCAAAAAAGCCCAGAGTTCCAGTATATGCAGACATAGATGGCATTGCACTACAAGAGATTCCACCTTTTAATGATCTAAACATATTTCTATTGGATGGTGGTGTTGATTGCCACTCATAAAAATATTCATCGCAAAGTAATTTAATATCTCTTTGAATAACGTCTGTTGATATTTGAGCTCCAGCTACTTGTATATTAGATGGTAGCAATTCATCATCAGATAATAATTCTTTTGGTTTTTTCTCTTTAACTGTGAAAATTATTGATTTTTCTTCAGTCATAACACCATTAGATATTTTATATCCATATCCGACACCAATTATATTTTCATTGGTATTTTTGTGATACTCTTGTGTTTGTTTTAATATTTCTTCGTGTGTCATTTTTATTTTGAGTATTTTTATGATGTGTATATAAATACAGTTTCTACATTTGTTGCACTTGATGGTGATGGTAAGGTTGTCGGAACAAATAATGTTGTAGTGGTAGTTGTTGTTGTTGGAACTACTGTCGTTGTTGGAACTACTGTCGTTGTTGGAACTACTGTTGTTGTTGGAACTACTGTTGTTGTTGGAACTACTGTCGTTGTTGGAACTACTGTCGTTGATTCGCTTTGACCTAATGCAAAAGGAAAAGTATAAGGAAATCCTAGTATTAGTGTTGTGGTTGAGGTAGTTGTAGTTATATATGGTGTTGAATCTAATATTCTAATAATCATAGATTGCCATTTATCTGATAAATTTATCTCATATAGTAAAGGTTCACCTGAAATATATCGTATTTTAATTATACTTACAATATAATAATTTAAAAAATTATATAATAAAATATTATTGGAACTGTTGTTACTTATATATTCTAACAGATTTTTACTACGTCCATTACCAAGTAAATATTTAGGTAATTCAGGTAATTCTATATTAGCTAAAAACTCAATTTTACTTGAATTTAGAAATTCAATAATATTAGGATATGATCCTATCTTAAGTTTAAATTTAACATTATGGTCGGTTGCCCAACAATATGCTGGTGATATATTTTTATTCATATATTATATATAAATATTTCTAATAAAAAAAAGCACCATTATGGTGCTTTTTTTATTAGATTTTTAATGGCGTTGATACCGTTGTTATTTATTTTTCTGGTTCCAATACCAGCAAATTTATGAGTTAACGTTGGAATATCTTCAAAAATTTCAAATTTGTTTGTATCATAATCATAATAATGCCAATAGTTAACAGATTGATCAAAAAAATAAATAGGTTTTTTTTCATCTATTGCCAATTGAATTGCATATCCTGTCCCCCCACAGACGATTGATTCTGTTTCTAATATACCTATGGCATAAATTGCATCTGAAGATTTGACCTGAAACCAATCTCTTGATAATAAATTTTTGACATATTTTGAAATATTTATTATATTTCTATTTAATTTTAAATTAGCCTTTTTTATATGTTCATATCCCTCTTTCAATTGATATTCCGATAATATAAATTTATGTTCTGATGTTGTATTATGATCTTTAAATGAATATGCGATAACATCAAACCCCTTTTTAATGGATTCTATCTCAAATATTGTATCTGCACCTATTGCACCGCCAGTGTAGCATTTATATTGCATAATTTTTTTAACTTATATTTACGATATATTGAAGACACATTTTCATATTTATCTTCATAACCATCTAAGAATTTCATATTTTCTATAATATCATCTATAATATAATCTGAATCAATATTAGATAAATCATATATTGAACATAATCTACATGGATAATATTCACCATCGATGGATGTTGTTCCAAATCTATTCCCTTTTTGTGGTCTTGTTTGATATCCGATATAATATTCTAAAACCATAGTATCTAAATTTATAATATATCCGTAATTACAATATCTATCATAAATTATACGATTATCAATTACTAATGTGTCGCATTTGTTATTATAAATATCTGTTAATTGTGATAATTCAAAATTATTAGATTCAAATAAATTTATTTCTTTAATATTAGATATTGATTTTTTAAATTTATTCTAACCATTTTCAAAATTTATAGTATAAATAAAATTTAACATTTCGAACCCCAAATAATCAGGTTCTGGTAAATGACTATCAGAATCTGAATCACAATAAATTAAATGATGAATATCATTTAAAATAAACCCTACTGTACCGCTCATATTTAAACCATTAATTCTAAAGCTATTAATAATGTTGTGTTCTTGTTATCTATTAGTAAAAATGTATCAAATACATATACATATATATCTTCTTCCGTGAATGAAATAGATTTAAAATATTTTTTAGGGAAAGTTATAGACATATCCTCATGTTGAATATCGCAAATTTTTAAATTCCAACTACCTTCACCTATTGTTAGGTTATTGTCACAAATATCTAATGTTAGTATATCGTTTTCTGTATCAACTGATCCAATCTTTTTAATTTTTAAAAATGAACTTTTATCTAAGATGAATTTAAAATCGATATAATCTTTATTTAACGTACTATTAATTTTATCTATATCGATATTTGTATTCATAGCTCTTAAATCTCCACCATTGATACTTAATTTCAACTTACTGTTTTTCAACTTGAAATTGTCTGCATATGTATCATCATTCATAAAAAATGCACAATTGACATCTTCTGGATAATCTAAGTAATTTTTAATTGTACTTTCAAATTTGCTACCATTCGTTACTATGAATCGTATTTCATTTGGTAATTGTTCATCAAATGTGAAAACTTCGGTTGTTTCAAATATGAAAGATTTAAATGCATTTACATTCTTTTTTTCTCCAACCACTGAATAAAATAATGTTTTATCATTATTTATTTTAAATAATATTTCATCATCAATTGTAAGCAAATCATGAATTTTATCTAAGAAAAACTTGACTTGTTCTGTTGTCATTTTGAATTTATGTGATTCTGACATAGATTTTTTATTTTTTATATCTTAAAAATGAAAGCAAGTTTGAAATATTTATAATTATTTCAGATTCTTTCGTTATTATTAAGTTATTATATAAATATATTTGATTTTGTTTAAAAAATGTGTATCTTTGTAAAAAAATAATAATGAAAAAGTGTATAATAATATTGTTTCTTTTCGCATTTTCTAATATATTTTCGCAAAGTTATAAATTAGATTCTGCAAGAATTTATTATAATCATGCTATTTATTCTTATAATAATAAGCAATATGATGATGCATTAATGTATAGTTTAAAATCTTGGCCGTTGAATTGTAATGCGCAGAATTCTGAGGCTATATTTTTAGCGGGGATGATCTATTTTAATCGTGGGGATTTTAATGCTGCTCTAAAATGTTTTAGAAGTTCGGCATCATTATATAAAGGTAAGGTAATGTATGGTCGTTGTTGGTACGAATTAAAAAATTACAATAATGCGTACTATGAATTAAATTTGGCAATATATTGGGACAAAGAAAATCCATCAGCATTTTATTATCGAGGATTAACAAATATTGCAATGGGAGATACTTCTGGAGCTATTAAAGATTTAACGTATCCAGCCTCATTTAAAAATATTTATACAGATTTATCAAAAAAAGAACTAAATAAATTAAATAATAAATAATATGACAAAATGTCTTTTAAAAACAAAATTTAGAAAAAGTAAGAAGTGAATATCGAAAAATAAATGATAAATTTCTTCTCGAAATATTTAAATTTCAATTTAAAACTAGATATCATTTGGGTTTATTTCAATAATTTTCCCGTTTTTTGAAATTATTAAATTTAGATTTTTATCTTTTTTAGATTTTACTAATTTTTTATATGATAACTCTAATCCAATTAATATCTTTTTCCTAATATTCTCACTTAGTTTGATATTTTTGCTTAATTTCATATCTAATTATATCATATTATTTTTATTAAGTTTAAATATTATCTAGGATATCTTGAATTGTTAATTTCTGGTCGTCTCCTATATACACGACTATATGCCCCCAATACACCAGCAGCAGTTTCTTTTTTAGCTGTTATCGACTCAATATATCTTAATACATCACCTTGAAGATTATTATTAACAAACATATCTATAAGATTTTTATACCCAACATTATCAAAACATGTAGATAGTGTTATAGTACTCATAACCACATCATCATTACCACTTTCTGCTTTATATGTTACGTTTCCAGCAGAAGTTTCATGTTTACTAAATGTCGTTATCTCTTTTATATTTATATCGTTATGTAAAATCATATTTTTATTTTTTATAGCTTGCTGAAATTCTTTATCGATGATAAGATGCTTATCCTTATTTAACTTTAATCCAATCTTGGCTCTAATATCATCTCTATTATGTTTATATCTTAAAAATACAGAATTTGTGTAGTTATTATTACCGTCAAAGGTATTAGGTAAATGTGTTAATAATTCACCGCCATATGTATTATATTCTAATACAACTTTAACTTTTTCTTGATCAAATAATTCAAAAGCTATACAATAAAAAATTTGAGATATTTCTCTAATTGAATATACATTACTTCTATATAATCCAATTTGTTCTAACTTAAAAAGTTGATATAAATTTTCATATTTATATTTATCTATTTCTTTTTTATCTCTAAGCATAACTCTAAATATATTAATAACCGAATAATCTTTAGCTAAACCTTCAGCCAAATCCAACGACATCATTATATAATAATCTTTAGCTTTAAGTGGGTTAAATAGATTTAAATCTTTAATCCATTTTAATTGATCATATGGAATATTTAACTTGTTCATAGCAGGTAATTCCATATTTGTGAATAATTCTTGTCCGCTTTTTAATTGATCAATAGTTTCTTTATTAAATAATATTTTATCCCCAGAAACAAAATGTAACCCGTATTCTTGATCGAATTTTTCAGGTGATCCTAAAAGTTTAGTTTCGGTTTCTTTCCAATTATCAACCATAGCTAATTCTGGTAAAGGTATACCGTTGATTCTAATTTTTCGAATGTTTTCAATGTATGTTTTTTCATCAGACATATCATATTTGACACAATCGATTATATCATCACCTACATGTTTTTTATATAATGATATATTATACTTTTCTCGGATTTCTCTTAATATAACAGATTTTGAAATATTAAACTTTTTTAATTTTGCGTCAATAATTTTAATATTAGTATCTTCTCGACCAGCAACTTGGTTCCACAACACCCGCATCGCTTTATATGGGTTTTTATTTGGATCATCGTCTGGTAATTCTGCTGCGGTTATTAATTCGTGGAACATATTATATCCATTCGGTGTGGATGTTATTATTATTCTTGAGTTTGATATCGATGAAACAACGGGTACTATTGCTCCATAATAATCTCTAATGAAATTCTCAGGGATATGAGCAAATTCATCGAGATATAACAAGTCGATGGTAAAACCGATACTGGGGTCCTTTGTTCTATTTTCTGTTTGGATACGAGAATTGTTTTCAAATGCTATCTGTTTTTCGTTCCAGTTTGTAACACCCTTTTTTAAAAAAAATGGTAGTAATTTATAGATATCTTTTATTTTTCTTATAATCTCTTGAACAGTTTTTCCTTTATTTGCCACAATCATACACCCCTTATCATCATTAAATAGCACAAAGTGCAATATTACGATAGCTGCGGAAACTGTATTGTGGCTCAATATGTTGTTTGTATAGTAACTCATTTCTGGTGTAGCAACAGATAAATCGAACATTGAAGCTTTACCATATACTTTTTTTATTGATTTTACTTTGCTTAAACCATTTTTAGTTATAATATAATCATTTTTAGTTAAATCTATTAATTGTTTATGTTCATGGTTTTTGCAAAACACTGTGTGTGTATCTGCACCTTCAAACCATATCCCATTTTCTAACTCTAATCTATATCTTTGAAATGGTTGAGTGATATTTATTTCGGTTACAGGGACAAATCCATAGTCAGTTTCTATTAATATCTCATTTTCCAAGAATATGGTATTAACAAATTTCTTCATTATATCTTCTTCATTCGGATTGAAATTTCTAAATTCATATTTCTCAATCAATTGAATAATAAAATATATTATATGTTTTAATATTTTTTTTATCATAAATTTAATTTATATTTAATATACCCTGAATTATAAATTCTGAATATTTTTTGTTCTAACATAATTTCGTGTTCTGTTTTATTTGAATCAGATCCATTTTTTATTAATATTTTTTTCTGATAATTAGCTTTACTTTTTCTGATTCCATTAATTATATAAGAATAATCTGGTTTAATTTTTTCATTAAATTTAAAACCTAACGCAACATAAAGATCATCTTCACATAGACTTCTATCTACAATTGATATCAATTCGATTGGATTGTATTTATCAATGAAATACTTAATTAATGTAGTTTCACTGTCAATTACAATGGTGTTTAATTTATTACAAAATTGCAATAAAATATATTT